CGCCCGTTCTAACGTCAACAACAACGTTTCGCTCCGTTCCGCTTTATTCTTGGAAAGCTGGGAACTGGCAACTGATTTACTGAAAGCGGGTGCGGAAGCACACGCAGGAGCGCAGGACGAATGAGCGCAGATAATTTCCCATACGTCGAGGGACAGCCAGCGGAAATCTATTTTGACGGCAAATGGCACCGGGGCAAGATAATTGCCGGGTACAGATTTAGGGACGGAATAGTGACCGTACAGACGGAAGATGGGCAGAAAATCTGGTGCGGTGAGAGCCGCAAAGAGTTATACAGAGCATTGTAAAAATGGCAAGCAAAAAGCCTTTGAAGCTGTGCCGGAAACACAAAATCAAAGGCTTTTCAAAAGTCAATATGTTAATAATTCAATACACGTTTATTATACCATATTGGCGGTTACAAGTCAAACATTTTAGGGCTGAAAAGTCCTTGAAAATAGCGGGTTTTATCCCTGCTAAACGGGCTTGTATGGGGTATTAACATTCCTACGAAATATATAAATTTATATATACGCTGTATGGATAATAAACAGGATTGATGGAGGATAGAACCACCGCACTTCTGGTGTACCCTTATACGCTGAAAAAGGTATCAGACAGAAAAGGAAGTGCAGTGGTGTTTATCAGAGAGAAGAAGACAGACTGTGCCAATTATAGAGAAGTGGACATAATACCACGAACAGAAGCAGCAGAGCAGGCAGCCAGAGGGAAGAGGGGTAAGAAAAGAAAAGTCAATGCCCCAAAGCAAAAAGACCTTAACGACAAGAACGCCAAACGGTATCTGGTGCAGCTGGGAAATGGCAACTTTCACATAGGGGACCTGCACACGTCATGCACCTATGACGCAGAAAACCTGCCGGAAACAGTCGAAGAAGCAGAAAACATTGTGACAAACTACCTGCGGCGCATAGCATACCGCAGAAAGAAACTGGGGCTTGAACCACTCAAATACATACTGGTAACAGAATACAAGTACACAAAGGACGGTCAAAGCATTAAGCGTATACACCACCATATCATTATGAATGGTGGGCTTGACCGTGACGACGTGGAACTAATGTGGACAAAAGACCGCATTAACTGGAAAAAGACAAAAGACCCGGAATACAGAGCCAGTATAAAACAGCTGGGCTGGGTAAATGCAGACCGATTGCAAATGAATGAAAACGGAATAGAGGGACTTTGCAAGTATATTGTCAAGGACCCGCAGGGCAAGAAACGCTATTCCAGCAGCAGAAACCTTGACCGCCCGGAAACAACCAGAGAGGACGGCGGGGAGAAACAGCAGCGTGACCAGAACCACTGGAAGTACAGCCGAAATCTGAACGCACCGGAAGAAAAGTGCAATGATTTCAAGTACAGCAAAAGGAAAGTGGAACAGCTGGCAAAATCACCGGACGCAGGGCTGGAAGAGTTTAGAAAGATATATAGCAATTACAACATTGTGTCATGTGAAGCGGTCTTTTATGAACAGACCGGGTGGCATATTTACTTGAAAATGTGGAAAAAAGAGCCAAAAAAGGCAGGACAAGGAGGAAAACGAAGTGGAAACAGGAAGAAAAACAAGGCTGCGCCGCATATTAAGGCGAAAGAGGATAAAAAGGGCAATTAAGGCATACGGCAATTACATTGCAGCAGGACTGCTGGCAGTGGTTGTGATTGTGTTTACAGTAGGGGCAGCAGTCAAGCCAGCTGCAAACAGTCTGCCGGAAGATACCAAAGAACCGGAACCGACACCGCCGACCACGGAAGCAGTGCAGCAGGAGCCGTACCCGTTCAACCTTATGTCCCTTGACTGGTCCGGTGAGGAATTAGAGGGCTGGACAAGATATGAAGTGCCGGAGGACTACGCAGACCACGGCGGGTACTTCCCGGAATGTATGCAGCAATTCACATACATAATTTGCAAGCAGAACGGCGTTGACTATGCACTGGTACTGGCAATCATTGAAACAGAAAGCGGGTACAGATGGGACGCAACCAGCAGTGAGGGTTCAACAGGATATATGCAGGTATTGGCAAAATGGCATGAAGAACGTATGCACAGACTGAATGTGGACAATGTGGAAAACCCTTATTTTAACATCATGGTTGGTGTAGATTATCTGGCAGAATTGCAAGAGAGGTTCGACACGAAAGCAGAAGTGTTGACGGCTTACAACTACGGCGTGACGGGTGCATATCAGCACGTATGGAACAAAGGATTGACAGACACAGAGTATTCAAGAGAAGTGCAGCAGGCGAAAGAAAGAATTGAAAGAAGAATGAGGGGTGAATGGTGATGGAAAATGAAATCAGACTGGGCGACATTATGGACAAACTGACGCCCAGTGACAGAGTGGTGATATATAACGCAGCCAGACAGGTTGTATACCGTGGATATGCCGCAAACGCAGTGCATGGAACATTGAACCCGCAGCGACGCATTAAGAAAATGGGGCTTGGCATGGAAACATACAGAGCCACGGAACAAATGTGGGACTGGGAGAAAACAGACAGCCTGCCGGAGCAGGTGCCAGTTGAACAATTCACACAATACCGGGTGGAAGACCTGCAACACATTCTGTATATCAGAATTGAACTAAAGAGCGAGTTTGAGAGGTAAAGAACATGGAAGAAGCAGAAAAAATGCCAGTGGTCATATTATCACTACACCAGAAGTGGTGGAAGAAGATGGCAGCAGGCGAAAAGGTTCTGGAACTGCGGAAGACAAAGCCACAATGCAAAGCGCCGTTCCGGGTGCTGGTATACGTCACGGGCGGCGTGGGAATAGTTGGTGAATTTATCTGCCCGGAAGTTCTGGAAATCAAGAACTTTGAAGAAGCAGAGAGAAAAAGCAAGGTTCCTGCACATGATATTCACAATTATGCAGCAGGGAGCAGGAACAAGGTGTATGGCTGGGAAGTTTCCACGGTCAGAGAGTATGAAAAGCCACTGACGCTTGAAACACTGGGAATAAAACGGGCGCCGCAGTCGTGGCAGTATGTGAGGTAAAAGACATGGACCAGATACAACGTGACAAGATAGCTGCAAAGCTAAAGAAAATAAAAGCCCTTGCAGAACGTGGCGTGGGCGGTGAAAAAGAAACCGCAATGCGAATGTATGAGGACTTAAAAGCCAGATATGAACTGGAAGACGAAGAAATAATGCTGGACGCAGTGACGCTTCATTGGTTCGGATATGCAGACGAATTGGAAGAAAGGGTGCTGCGCTGGATTTTCTACAAGGTGACGGGTGACGCAAGTTACCACATATACACTGGAAAATACAGCCGCAGGAAGAAGCGTGGTTGTGACTGCACAGAGATTGAAGCGGCAGAAATAACACTGCTTTACAATTTCTACAAAGAGGAATTGAAAAGAGAACTGGAAGCGTTCTTGGTGGCGTTTAGGTGCGGAAACGACCTATACCCAGACGAAACGGCACGCTGCTATAAAGAAAATGACGTAGAAGCGCCGGAGAGGACAGACGAAGAAAAGCGAATGTTGAAAAAGGCTGCGTGGTATTCAAATTTTATGGACAAGAGAAAACCGCCAACGGCACTGATAGGAGAACCGGAGGAAGAAGACTGATGGAAGATAGACAGAAAATTATTGAAAAGTTGGTGAAAATAAAAGCACTGGCAGAACTTGACAAGGCGTGTGAAGAAATACGAAAGCTGGGAAGAATGAACGGCGTTGACCGCTGCTTGATATGCGGTGAAGTTATCCCGGAGGGTTCGCAGGTCTGCACCGCCTGCCGCAATAAATACGACATTGTGACCGGGGAAACAGAAGAAATGGCACAAGAACTGCGGGACATAGCAGACGTACTGAAAATCACAGAGGGCACAGACACAAACATTAGAAAGTCAATGGAAAGCATATTGAGGATTGCAGACAGACTGGAAAGGACAAGCAATGGCAAGAAAAGAAGATAAACAGCCACAGTATTTGCCGTTAGTGGTAAAAGCAAGATTACATACGGGCGGCAGGGACTATGAGAAAATCAAAGAGGAATTAAAGGGGCAGGGCTTCACCTGCAAGCAAATGAAAGGCATGGTGCGTGAGGGTAACTACTTTGACGGAATAGTGTTGTATTTGTCAAAGTGGAACTGGGACAACCACGAAAGCTGGCACCTTTACAACTGGGACGACAAGGACGACAAAGAAGTTATGCTGGGCATATATGAAGCCGAACAGTACCACCCACAGGCGCCGTATAGATACAGAGATAATTTTGAGAAGTTCCAGAAAGACTGGATAAGCGGAGAGTATGACCCCGGTATGACATTCACTTTCAAGGACAGTGAAGTTGAAGTGCTGGAAGTCCTGCAAGAAGAGGTGGACAACATAGACCACGAAGAAGTCAAAAGGCAGGTGGCAGCAGCAGAAGACGCCCAGTACCAGAAGAGAAGAAAACAGCGCCAGCGACGCAAGCAGGCAAGCAAGGGTAGCAGATACCATAGAAAGTTCTTTTGATGGAGGAATAAAGATGGCGAAAAAGAAGCGGAAGTATTACAGCGGAAAAGAATTACTATACCGCCGACAGTTGGAACGGCAGCAGGCAGAGGAAGAAGAAAAGACAAATAATATCAGAGTACGCCAGCTGCACCAGATAAACGCAAGCAGCCGGGCTATTGGCTGGGCAAAACAGAAAATGAGGGAGGGAAAGAACAATGATTGCATTTCTGATTGAGGTTGTAAAAGCACTGGTAACATTCTTTGCGGTCTGTGTGGGGCTGGGTATTTTATATCTGGTCTTTGTAGTGGTCAGAGAAGTTGGCTGGGAGGTAAGAAGACAGAACAGAGAGAAGCACGAACAGGAGGACAAAGAGGAATGAAAGCAGAATTTTTCAAAGCGGTGTGTCCGTTAGAAATTGGGGACACAGTAGCAATCAAGGCAACAAAGGACGGAGAAACGAAAGAAGCGCTTTATTTGCCACAGGGCTGCACGGTGATTACAACGGCAGCAGTTGCACTGCATAAGGTTACAGACATTGCGACGCTTCACTATCTGAAAAAAGGTGAAACACAGTTCTTGTATGAACTGGACGGCTGCGGGAAGTATGAACCGTTGACCGTGAAAGTTCCGGTCAGAGAATTTGCAGACGAACTGAAACGCCGTGGCAGATAATAACAAATACTTACGGAAGTATACAAAATATACAAATATACTTCCGTAAGATTGTGCAGAATGTCAATAGATTTTATACTTCCGTAAGTATATAATAAAGACAGTTAAAGAAGTAAAGCAAACGGAGGTAACGAACATGACAGAGAACAGAGAAAAAGCAATCAAAAGAACAAAGAACCTTGCATATTGGTTCATGGGCGAAATGCTGAAAGAGGAAGAAAGAGGAGAGAAAGAAAAAGAAGCATTTGAAAAAGCAAAAGAAGCCGGGGAACTGGTGGTGATGATAAGCACAGCAGAGAACAATGCAAGAGTTATGAAAAGCTGCATGAAAGAAGCAAGAGAAGCAGCAGAATTTTTGAGAGATGAAAAGAACGACGTTGAAGAATGGCAGCTTGCAGGAATTAACGCAATGTTCGACCAGTGCAACAAAGAAAACATGGTGCCATACGATATGCCAACAGCAATAAAAGGGCTTTTATGTATGCAGTACCAATAAGCATACAAGCACGGGTGGCGCAATGGATAGCGCAGCAGCCACCGAAGCTGCCGGGTGCGGGTTCAAGTCCCGCCCCGTGCATTACTGGGAAGCAACTATAAATTCATACCAGATACAAGGAGGAATACCACATGAAAACATTATCAATTATCAATCTCAAAGGGGGAGTGGCAAAGACCATTTCCAGCGTAAATATGGCACACATTCTGGCAGCAGTCAAAGGCTGCAAAGTCTTATTGATTGACAATGACAAGCAGGGCAACGCAAGTAAGATTATGAACCGCCACAGCTATGACCATAAGGGCACGGCAGAGGTAATGACACAGCGGGGCATTGACCCGGCAGAGGTTATCCAGCACACGGACTTTGAGGGCTTAGACATTATCACAGCGAACATGAATTTGCTTACAGCCAACCTTGAAGTAATGCTGGACCAGTCAAGACCGCAACAGACACGCTTCAAAAAGTTTCTGGACGGCTTACAGAATGAATATGACTACTGCATTATTGACAACGCCCCAGACATTAACATTTCAACCATAAATGCGCTGGTAGCTTCACAAGACGTCATGGTGCCTATAACCATTGATGATTTTGCAATAGATGGGCTGGCAGAACTGAAAGAACAGATTGACAACACCCGTGAGGACTTAAACCCACAGTTGCGCTTCTGCGGCTGCTTTGTCACACAGTACGACAGAACCAATGAAGCAGACACACAGGGAGAAGAGTTCTTGAAGACGCTTGAATATCCGGTGTTTGAAACACATATCAGAAAGACACCAAAAATGAAGCCCAGCACATTTGAAAGATTACCAATCATTTTATATTCCCCACGCTGCGGCGCAAGTGCCGACTATAAAGCGTTAGTGGAAGAATGGTTGAGAATGTGACCAATTCGGACACGTTAGGAGGGAAAAGACAATGGCAGGAGCAGCAAAGAAATTCAACTTGACAGAGTTATTAAACCAGCGGTCAAAGGAAGCTGGGGAGCAGCAGAAAACAGAACAGCAGCAGGCAGCAGCAGGCGCAGAGGTTGTCACGTCCGAAGAGGGCGTGAGCAGCACAGCTGATATTTACGACCTTATACCGTCAAAAGGTAATTTTTACAGCGTAGAAGACGTGCAGGACTTAAAACAGTCTATTGAACTTCTGGGAGTGCTGCAACCGCTTCTGGTGACTGATGAAGAGGAAGACGGCAAGCGCCGTATCATTGCAGGACACAGAAGACGGCTGGCGGTCATGCAGCTTGTGGACGAGGGAAAAGAACGTTTCAGACGGGTTCCAATCTTAATCAAGCCGAAGAAAAACGCCATACTGGACAGATTGGCACTGATTATGGCAAACCGTTTCAGAGAGAAAACAGACTGGGAAAGAATGACAGAAGCGCTGGAAACAGAAAAACTGGTGCTGGAATTAAAAGAAAGCATGAACATTCCGGGCAGGACCCGTGACTTATTAGCGGAAATTATAGAAACGTCCCCGGCACAGGTTGGAAGATATAAGGCAATTTATAACAATATCATTCCAGAACTGATGGCAGAATTTAAGGCAAACAGAATTGTTGTATCTGTCATTTATGAAGCGTCCGGGCTGCCGGAAGATTACCAGAAGCAGGCGGCAGAGGTATTCCGGGAAAATGAAGTGCTGACGTTATCAGACATTAAGCAGTTAAAGAAGAACTGGGAAGCGTCGCAGCAGATACCGGGGCAGATGGACATTAGCCAGATGGAAGAGAAGCAGGAAGCCGCAGGAGCGGGAGAAAGCACCGCAGGCAATGAAACAGACCAGCAGCAGGAAGAAACAGCCACAGAGGGAGCAGGAGAAGCCACAGAGGGCACAGAAGACGCAGCAGGGCAGCAGTTAGAATACATTGACCCGCAACCGGAACAGATAACATCACTTTGTTACAGCTGCACACATTATGAGGATTGCCACGACAAGACAGCAACCGTGACCAGCTGCAACGCCTATGAGAACCGCAGAGAAGCGCAGAAGACGGACGAAGAGAGATACAACGAAGAGCAGGCAGCTATTGACCGGGAAACACAAAAGAAACTGCGTGAAATGCAACAGGAAGAGAAAATGCAGCACTTGCCGTCTGATGAAAGAAAAGAAAAAACAATCAGAGTATCACCGGACAAAATGAAAGCCGTTGCAATCGACTATACAAGACCATACATGATTTTGAAAAATGACGATTACAGAGAGGGCGACACAGTGAAGCTGATTGAGTTTGCAGAGGGAAGAGCAACCGGAAACACGTCTGACATGAAAATTATCTGCATGGACGACGACACGACCAGCAGCGCACTTGAAGAGGGCTATTGTGTAATAGCGTTGCAGGAGGTGTAGACGTGGTACAGATTTTAGAACTATTTGGGGGAATTGGTTCCCCCAGATGTGCTTTGCGAAATTTGAACATTCCAACAAAAGCTATTGACTATGTGGAAATAGACGAAAACGCCGTAAGGTCATACAATGCAATGTTTGCGGAAGAATTAGAGTATAAAACACAATCAGTGGTGGGTTGGAACCTCAAACCAGATATTCTGATACATGGCAGCCCGTGTCAAGATATGAGCATTGCGGGACATCAAGGAAAAGCAACTGCGGAAGCAGGGAGGATAAACAGAGGAAAAGGGGCAGACAAAGGAAGCGGCACCCGGTCAAGTTTGATGTGGGAAACAATACACATTATTCAAAATATGGGCGAATGGAAGCCAAAATATGTTATCTGGGAAAACGTGAAAAATGTATTAAACGGCTACAACAAGAAGAACTTTGAACAATACATAGCAGAAATGGAAAAGCTGGGATATACAAGCAATTATCAAATATTAGACGCAAGGGACTTTGGATTGCCACAGGCACGGGAAAGAGTTTTCACGGTATCGGTGCTGAATGGTGAAAAGTTCGACTTTTCAGACTTAATCAGAACGCCAATGAAAGATATATCAGAATTTCTTCTGAACAACGACGAAGTGCCGCCAGTGTATGACGTGACGCAACCGAGTGTGTACAGTGTGATTGGGGAAAAAGGCATAAGAAGAGCAACAGTAATAAAAGATTTTGCATACACAATCACGACCAGACAGGACAGAACACCAGCACAGGTGATTGACTGCGGAAACGGGCGTTATAGATATTTAACAGAACGGGAGTGCTGGCGCCTGCAAGGATATACAGACAAGGACTATGAAAGGGCAAAAGCAGTCCAGAAGCGTTCTGGAAGATACAGAATGGCACTATACAAGCAGGCTGGAAACAGCATTGCAGTTCCGATATTTGAAAGTATGTTCAGAAAGATAATTTTGCATGAAACAGCATAGGAGGTGCGGAAAATGCCAATAAACATGACAGATTATAGAATGATTATCAACGAAAGAGTATACAACGTATTGCAAATTATGATTGATTTTGCAGGACCGTTAGAAGAGGGGGAACCACCAAAGCCTAAATTTATTGACGCAGTATACATTGACGAAGACGGAACAATAAAAACCATACGTGATGAAGCGTGGTGCTTTCAGTTTGTGAGAAGAAACGGAGGTGCAGCAGATGGAAAGACCAATAATAATGCTTAATACAGACAATATGCTCGTGTTTTGCCGAAACCAGTGCGCAAATACAAAATGCGCAAAGCACATTTCAAAAGCCTATGAGTGCGGCGGTTCATGTTCAATGCGGCTATTGAGAGGGGAACCGGAGTGCGCAGGCTACATATCACGGAGGAAGCGCAAATGAAAGAAAATGTTTGCGTAGACTGCAAATATTATGAAAGCTGCGGAAAGCCGGAAAGATACATAAAGTGCATGGGGTACAAAGAGAAAGAGCGGAAGCAGGCAGCAGGAGAACACGCAGTTGACGTGCAAGACGGATAGCAGCCGGGCAAAACTGGCAAAACAAAGAATGGAGGAAAAGCAAATGGCGCAGGCAATGGAAAAAGACAGGGTTATTGAATTGCTGGAATACTATAAAGACATAGACGGGGAGGTGAATATATACAGAAAGATTATAAGTGACTTAACGGACCAATACTACAACCCCATTGGCGCTATACAGTGCGACGGTCTACCAAAAGGAAAAAATAATATATCACGACAAACAGAAAATATGGCGCTTAATATTCCAGATTATGTCAGCGGCGAAATCAGAGAGTATGAAGCAAAGGCGCAGCAGTTACAAGCGCTAAAAGCACAGATTTTGCAAGAAGTTTCAAGACTGAAACTGAAAGAAAAGCGCATTATTTTTGATTTTTACATGCACAACCTCAAATGGGAACAAGTAGCGGTACGAAATTCATACAGTGAAAGACAGTGCAAAAATATCAGAGATACAGCAGTTGAAACACTTTCACAGAGGTTTGAAAAGAACCAGATTATTTCACAATTTCAGAGGATTGCATAAGCAATCATTGCCCGCCATTGCCTGCGTTTTACTGGTATAATTTAAGCCAGTGAAGCAGGCTTTAAGCCGTTATAAATTGCACGTTGGCAATAGTGGGCTTTGGGATTTTTTGAATTTACAAAGCCCATAATTTTTTATACTTCCGTAAACCGGAAGAGTTGGAAAGAATGAAAACGAACGAAAAGAGGTGAGAAGATGGGAAGACCACGGAACCCGGAACGGGACAAGTCAATGCAACGCTATCTGGACACAGACGGCAAGATTGAAACAGCAGAACTGGCAAAGCTGGCAGGGGTGCCAGAAGTAAGGATAAGAAAATGGAAGTCAGAAGACGGCTGGGACGAAGCCTTGAAAAAGAAGCCTAAAAAAAGGGGTGGACAAAAAGGCAATAAAAATGCTGCGGGGAAAACCCCGGCAAAAAAGGGGAACAAAAATGCCGTCACACACGGAGCCTTTGCACAGGCAGGCTATGAAGACATAGACCCAGCGCAGGCGGCAGCAATACAGAACATGGGCACACCGTCCGCACTGTCTCAAATGATGGAGGAATTGCAGGCATTGTACCTGCGCAAAGCCTATCTGGAAAGCCTATTGAAAGAGTATGAAAGCCCGGAAGCAGGCGGCTTTTACACAGATAAAATAGTACACATGATTGTACCAAAGAGCATGGAAGAAAGACAGCAGGAAGAGGACTGCGGCATGGAACACCAGCAGTGCGCAGACCCAGAGGGCAGCAAGAACGAAACATATAAAACAGCCATGAAGTCTGTTATTAAGTCCAGCCCATTTGAAAGAGCAATGAAAGTGGAAGCCGAACTAAACAAGCTACATGGGCGTATCATCAAGCAACTGGACAGTATAAAGGCGTATGAGTTAGAGGACAGACGCTTGCAGCTTGCAGAAAAGCAATTAGAGTTAAACAAACAGAAGCTAACGGGTGAATTTGACATTGACCCGGACGGAAGCACAGAAAACGACGAAATCACAGACGTTGTGGACGACGTTTGATAGGTTCTTCCGACGGTCTGGAAGCACTGCGGGTACGGCGACGCCCAAAACCTGCCCAGATATAATTTTGAAAATTCCATTTCCGCTTCCGACCCGGTAAAAAATAAAGGGGCAGGGGCTAAAAAAGAAAAAAATGTGACCAATTCGGACACAAAAGAAAGGGGGTGCGGTTTTTGAAAGCGTACACTTCAAAGGCGGTTGCCGCTTGGTTGGATATTTCAGAACGCAGAGTGCGCCAGCTGCGTGACGAAAAGGTTATAACGGAAATCAGACCGGGACTGTACGACTTGAAGACCGTAAACCACCAATACATAAATTATCTGCGCAAGAACAACCCGGAAAGTGAAAGCGCTGTGGACTACAACACAGAACGTGCGAAGCTGGTTAGGGCAAAGCGAGAAGCACAAGAACTGGAATTGCAGTTGCGCAGAAATGAAGTACACACCACAGAAGATGTGGAACAGGTAATGACAGACACACTTGTTAGGTTCAAAACAAGATTGATGGCTATACCTGCAAAATTAAGCCCTATTTTATCAAAGAAAAAGGACCAGACAGAAATTTTTAAGCTATTAAAGACGGCTATTGATGAAGTGCTGGAAGAACTTTCAGACTTCCAGACAGTGTTTGGGTATGGTGTGGACAATGAAGAAAAACACATTTGAAATGTTCACCCGCATTTTCAAAGTATTGCAGCCGCCGCCGGAAATGACACTTTCACAGTGGGCAGATAAGTTCCGCAGACTGTCTGCCGGGTCTTCCGCAGAGCCGGGACGCTGGAAGACAGCAAAGGCGCCGTATCAAAAAGAGATTATGGACGCCATTACAGATATTACAATCAAAAAAGTGGTGATAATGTCAGCTGCACAGGTTGGAAAGACTGACGCAATGGTGCTGAACCCTATCGGCTATTACGTCCACTACGACCCGTCACCAATCATGGTTATACAGCCAACTATTGACATGGCAGAAAAGTTTTCAAAAGAAAAACTATCCCCCATGCTGCGTGATACACCCGTACTTGCGGACAGGATAAACGAGAAATCGAGAAACAGCGGTAACACAATCATGCAAAAGATATTTCCGGGCGGCTTCATAACGATTGCAGGCGCAAACAGCCCAACGGGACTGCGAAGCCACACAATCAGAATATTGCTTGCAGACGAGATAGACGCATACCCAGCCAGTGCAGGAAAAGAGGGCGACCCACTTTTGCTGGCTTCAAAGCGTCAGACTACATTCTGGAATAAAAAGCAGGTGGACATTTCAACACCGACAGTCAAAGGGGCTTCCAGAATAGAAGTGGAGTACGAAAACAGCAGCCGGGGAGAATGGAACGCACCGTGCCCGTGCTGTGGAGAACTGCAACCGCTGGTCTGGTCAAATGTTGTGTTCGACAAAAACGACCTATCAGAAATCAGATACGCTTGCAGCAAGTGCGGCGTCATATCCAGTGAAGCAGAATGGAAAGAACACTTTATTGACGGAACCTTTGTACATGAAGACCCAGACAACCCCGTGCGTGGGTTCCACTTGAACACGCTTGCTTCCACATTGACCACATGGCAAGAAGTTGTTGAAAAGTTTCTGACGGCAAATGACCAGATGAAAAAAGGCAACGTGGAACTTATGAAAGTATGGACTAATACCGAAATGGGGCAAACGTGGGAAGAAGACGGGGAAACCATAGAAGACGACGAACTGATGAAACGCCGGGAGAAATACAAGTGCGAAGTGCCAGAAGAAGTGCTGTACTTGACAGCTGGCGTAGATACGCAGGACGACAGATTTGAAATTGAAGTTGTGGGCTGGGGTCCAGAATATGAAAGCTGGGGCATTAGGTATGCGGCAATATACGGCGACAATTCAGACATCAACAATCAAGTCTGGCAAGACCTTGACACATTCTTATTGCAGACCTTTGAAAAACCGGACGGAACGAAAATGAAGCTGTCATGCGTCTGCATTGACAGTGGAGGACACAGAACCAATCAAGTATATAAATTCTGCAAAGCCCGGTTCAATCGCAGGGTATTTGCAATCAAAGGTTCAAACGATAGCGCCGCAGCGTATATACAGAAGCCGTCAAAGAGCAACCGTGAGGGCGCATACCTTTTCACACTGGGAGTTGATACCGGAAAAAGCCTGCTTATGGACAGACTAAAGCTGGAGGAAGAGGGACCCGGCTTTTGCCATTTTCCAAAAGAAGAGGGCAAGGGATATGACGAAAAGTATTTCAAGGGCTTAACGTCAGAAAAAAAGGTAATGCGTTACAAGATGGGCAGACCATATTTTGCATGGGAACTGAAAGACAAAGGCGAACACAAGCGAAATGAAGCGCTGGACTGCCGAAACTACGCAACGGCAGCCATTGAAATTATCAACGTACCATTAAAAAAACCAGACAAAAAGAAAGACGCCACACAAGCAAAGAAAATTGTAAAACGTGGCAGAAGAAGAAGTGGAGGAATTTTATAAATGGCAGGAATTACACTGGAAACAGCAAAAAGACACCTTGACGCATGGCTGGAAGCAGAACTGGCAGTGACAAACGCCCAGTCATACACGATAGGAAGCAGGACTATGACAAAAGCCAATCTGACCGAAATTAGAAAGTCTATTGAATATTGGCAAGGGAAAGTCACTGCGCTTGAAAATGCGGCAAAATATGGCGGCAGGAACCGTGCAAAACGATTTGTACCACGGGATTTATAAAACATTGCCCGTGATTGCCCGTTTTGGGGCTTTATTTCCCCCCATTGCCCGCAAAAATGGGGTAATATTGTAGCGTGAATAAGTGAGAAAAGACAAAAAGCACCCGTGAAAAGGTGCTTTTTTCATGCAATAAAGGAGGTGAAAGCGTGGGAATTGCAGCGGGAATTGATAAGGCAATAGCAGTCATAGCACCGCAAGCAGCACTGAAAAGAACGGTTGCAAGGCAGAAAATGCAGATTTTAGACAGTGGGTATGGCAATTATGGCGCCAGCGTCACAAAGAAATCACTTGCAGGCTGGCTTCATGCAGGCGGCAGCAGTCGTGAGGACATAGAAGACAATGTATCTATATTGCGCCAGCGTACCCGTGATTTATACATGGGCGTGCCGCTGGCAAACGGGGCAGTCAAAACCATGCGCACCAACGTTGTTGGGCGTGGGCTGCGGTTGAAATCGACCATTGACGCAGAAACGCTGGGAATTTCACCAGAAGAACGCCGGAACCTTGAAAAAAAGATTGAAAAAGAGTGGTCTATCTGGGCTGAAAGCAATGATTGCGATATGTCAAGGATAGACAACTTTTACGAGTTGCAGCAGTTGGCTTTTATGAACTGGCTTATTTCTGGGGATTGTCTGGCGGTATTGCCAGTCAAACCACGAATAAACCAGCCGTATGACCTGCGTGTGCAGCTGATAGAAGCAGACAGACTTTGCAGCCCGGACGACTGCGACACCATAGACAACAAGATTGTTGGAGGTGTAGAGGTTGACAAGTCCGGGGAAGTAATAGCGTATCACATAGCGAACCACCACCCGTTGTCATACGCATACAATGACATAAGCTGGCAGAGGGTTGAAGCATACGGACAAAAGACCGGAAGAAGAAACGTGCTTCACATGATGAACCGGGAAAGAATAGGACAGCGCAGGGGCGTTCCGTTCCTTGCACCAGTCATTGAAAGTTTGAAACAGCTTGGAAGATACACGGACGCAGAGCTTGTGGCTGCGGTTGTATCTGGTATGTTTACCATTTTTATTGAAAAGGCAGACGCCAGCGCAGAAGACGCCATAGGAAGTATGCTGCCGGAAGAAGTGCAGGTGGACGCAGAAGACGAAAGCACCATTGAACTTGCGCCGGGCGCCGTTATCGACTTAAACGAGGGCGAGAAAGCACACGACACGAACCCCGGAAGACCAAACGCCAATTTTGGCGGCTTTGTAGAAGCAATATGCCAGCAGATAGGCGCAGCACTTGAAATTCCGTATGAATTGCTTGTAAAGCGCTTTAATTCCAGTTATACAGCCAGCAAAGGCGCACTGGAAGAAGCATGGAAAATGTTTAATATGTACCGTGACTGGCTATCAACGGACTTCTGCCAGCCAGTATATGAAGAATGGCTGACGGAAGCGGTAGCAAAAGGACGTATCAAAGCACCGGGCTTCTTTACTGACCCGGCAATTAGGAAAGCATATTGCGGGGCAAAGTGGAACGGACCCGCAAAAGGTATGCTCGACCCGATAAAAGAAGTGACGGCAGCAGAAAAGAGAGTGTCAAACGGCTTTAGCACCAGAAGTGATGAAGCAATGCAAATGACAGGAAGCAACTTTTATAACAATGTCGAACAGTTGAAACATGAAGAAAAAGAACTGAAAGAGGTGAAGAAAATTGCCAATGGAACCACAAACAAACAGAACGCCCCAGCAGAACCCGCAGGCAATGCCGGGAATGAACCAGCAGCAGGACAGCAGAACGCCGGGCAATCCTTACGGGGTGACAACAAATAAATTCTGGAACTTTATCCCGGCAGCAGGGGACAAACCACCGGAACTGCTTTTATACGGAGCAATAAGCAGCCAGCAGTCATGGTGGGAAGATAGGGTAACACCACAGCAATTCAATCAAGAACTTGCGGCGCTTGGTGATGTGCCGGAAATTATCGTGCGCATTAACAGCGGCGGTGGTGATGTGTTCGCAGCAAATGCAATTTTTACGAGATTGAAAGATTGTTCAGCTAAAGTGACAGTCAAAATTGATGGCTGGGCGGCAAGCGCTGCCACAATCATTGCTATGGCTGGCGACACAATCAAGATTGCCAGAAACGGTGTATTTATGATACATGACCCAGCAATGACAGTCTGGGACACTTTCAGAGCAGAAGACTTTTTGAAGATGGCTGATGAACTGAAAGTGATTAAACAAAGCATTGTCAATACATACGCCAGCAAGACTGGCAAAAAAACAGAAGACATAGAACAGCTTATGTCAAACGAAACATGGTGGACGGGCGACATTGCCGTTGAAAACGGCTTTTGTGATGAATTGATGTTTGAAGACAGCACAACAGTTGTTGAAAACTCTTCAAAAATCGTTGTCAATTCAGTGCCTATTGACGTTTCCATGTTCAAGAGTATTCCAACCCAGTTATTAAACAGCCCGCACAATCAAAATCCGGGTAGTTTAGTAAATAGTGCAACAGAACCTATCAACAAGCCAAAAGAAAAGGAGGAACCAGAAATGGCAGCACCAGAAAACAAAATCACAACGGTTGACGCACTAAAAGCCGCATACCCGGATTTAGTAGCGACAATCCAGAACGAAGCCGCAGCCACAGAACGTGCAAGAATTAAAGGCATTGAAGACTTGGCAAACGGCAACTATGCAGCACTTGCGACAGACGCAAAGTTTGAAAACCCTATTTCTGCGCAGGAACTTGCAGTGAAAATCATTGCAGAGCAGAACAAAGCGGGTGGAACTTACATCCAGAACCGCCAGCAGGACGCACAGAACAGCGGGGCAAACAGCGTATCTGGCGTAACACCGGAGGACAACGCAGGCGGTGACGGAAAAGACCCGTTCAATGCCGCTATTGACAAGTTGTTTCCAGATACAAAATAAGGAGGTAGCGCAAAATGAGTGAATACGCAGTAGAGAAGAGAGAAACAGCGCCAAAGAATTTCTTTGCTGGCGACTTCCCAACAGTACCGGAAACGGGAGTTGCAGGCGCAGAAATCAAAGAGGATGCACCAGTAATGGTTGACACAGAGAACGAAAACAAAATCATTCCGGTTGCTACAACAAAAGAAGCGAACGCAATCGGAATTTCTGCGGCAGCAGCAGGAAAGGGCGAGCCAGTCACATATTATTTGACAGGTGAGTTTTTCGCTGACGCATTAAACCTTGAAGCAAGCGCAGATTTAGCAAAAATCAAAGAAGCACTGCGAAAAGTATCAATCTTTTTGAAGTAAGGAGGATAAAACAATCATGGCAAATGAAGTATCTATTTACGAACCACGAACAATGGGCAGAGTGGTTCAGAAGTTACCGCCCGTGCGTACTTTTTTCAGAAGTACATTTTTCAAACATGAAGAAACATTCGTGACAAAGAATGTTGATGTTGATTTCAAGAAAGGAAGCAGAAAGGTTGCACCGTTTGTCAGCCGTGTAATTGGTGGAAAGGTAGTGCCAAACACTGGCTATGAAACAAAGACCTACACACCGCCTTTAGTTGCACCGGAAAAGGTCACAACGGTTGACGACCTTTTACAGCGCAGACCGGGTGAAAGCCTTTATTCTGGCAGAACACCTGCGGAACGTGCAGTGCTTAAAATGGCTGATGATTTCAAGGAACTGCGAGAAATGATTTTACGCCGTGAAGAGTTAATGTGCGTACAGACCATTTTTACTGGCACAATCCCTATCATTGGCGACGGAGTAAATGAAGTGATTGACTTCTCTTTTACAAACAAAGAGAAAATCACAACAGCAGCGAAGAAGTGGACTGCTGACACTTCCGACCCTATCGCAGATTTGAAGCGCTGGCACGAAACCGTACAGAAGACAGGATTTGTAAACTGTGATATTTGTGTTATGGGTGGCGACGTTGCAAATGCGTTTGTAAATCATGCAAAGGTGCAGAAAATGCTTGATGTGAAAAACTTCAATCTTGCGGTTATACAGCCTAAACAGTTACCGAACGGCGTCACATACCTTGGAACCATTCACGAACTGGGACTTGATATTTACAAGTACAATGAGTGGTATCTTGACGACTGGACAAACCCGAACAAACCGGAAGACAAGCCGCTTGTACCTGCTGACAGCTTGGCACTGTTAAGCACAAACGCTGATTATTCCATGTACTATGGAGCAATCACACTTATTAAGGAGCCGGACGGCAACTTTATGACCGTAGAGGGTAAATATGTACCGGACACATGGACAAAGCGTAAGCCTGCCCGCCGCTTCCTCAATCTGTCTTCTGCACCGTTATGCGTTCCGCATGATGTAGACAGCTGGTTTGTTGCAACGCCTATCTAATGGACTTCAAAGCACAGCTTGCCAGTGACATGAAAGTGTTTCACAACTGTGGAGAAATGGCAACTATGACTGATATATGGTATCAAGGCAAGAAACACTATTTGCCCATAATCATTGACCACACGGCAGCCGACGAACGGCAGAGAGGAAACGGGGACAATGCAGAGGGCATAAACCGTGCTTCTTGTCTGGTCTATATGTCATTATATGATTTTGGTTGCGTTCCAAAAAAAGGACGCCAGCTTGAAATTGACGAAGCCGGGGCAATCAATATGTATAACATTTCAAAAGCAGACTGCGAGGACGGGGAAATAATTCTTGAATTGGAGATGTTGGAAGAATGATTGAAATAACATCTGACGCAATAGAAAGAGTGGGAACCCTGCTGGCAGACGTTCCAAAAGGTGCAGAAAGAGTATTTGCCAGCGCTATGAACCGTGGTATTTCCAGAGTGAAGACACAGGCAATAAAGCAGGTAAAAACCGTATATGCCGTAAATGGCGCAGCACTGACGAAAGCAACCAGAATAAATATAACCAAAGCCAGCACGGGAAACCTTGCGGGCTTTGTTTCGTTTTCTGGCGTGAAAATACCGCTGTACAAATTCAAAGTAACGCCGACGAAGCCCGGAACTGGAAAACAGGTGCGGGCAGCAGTTAAAAAAGGCGGTAGCGGGACACCATTTGAAGACGCTTTTATTGCGGAAATGAAAAGCAATGGTCACACCGGAGTATTTGAGAGGACAGGGCGCAAGCGTTTTCCGATTGAAGAAAAAATGGGACTATCAGCAGCACAGATGGTGGGAAACGAAGATATTATAGACGGGCTGGAAAAGGAAGCACAAGAACTGGTAAACGAAAGAATTATACACGAAATGAACAGGATTTTGAATGGTTATGGAGGGTAAAGAATTATGACACCAGTTTTTTTGTTGGAAGAATTGCAGAAATTCATTAGTTCCAAAACGTCTGACATTATTTTGCCAGTGCGAACCAGAACGGGAAGCAGCGAAGAAAAAGAAAGAGCAGCAGCAGTTTATAAAATGGGGCTGCCGGAAGCAGACGACGTACAACAGAAAGTACCATACATTCTGTTAAAGTTCCTAACAGGGACGGACGACAAGAAAGCAGGCGAACCAGAGGAAGACAGCTGCAAAGTAAGAATAATATTTGCGGTGTATTCAGAAGATGGGCAGGACGGACCGCTGGCACTTCTCAATCTGATTTTGAGAGTGCGCAGCGAATTGAAGAAAGCCGGGACAATCGGCGGCGGTCAATTTGCTTTGGAACTGCCGCTGGAATATATCGTATATCAAGACACCACGCCGCCATACTACATGGGCGAAATGGTGACAAATTGGAGTATGCCAGTCACGCAACGTGATGTGGCAGAGATTTTGCACAATTTATAGACAGGAGGAAGACAAAATGGAAAAAGCGACCACAGCAAGCGCCACAGCAGCCGAAAAGGACGCTGAAAAGGTGCAGGCGGTAGAAAATACCACAACAGAAGAAAAAGCCGTAAAAACGGCAAATACGCAGTCGGAAACAGTAAAGCTGATTTACATTGGACCGAACTTGCCAAAAGCAATGCTGCCATGCAACAAGATTTTTGAGGGAACAGACAAAGAGATTGAAGAAGAACTTTCTTTCATTCTTGAAAAGTTCCCGCTTGTAAGAAAAATGCTGGTTCCTATTTCCGAACTGGCAGACAAAAAAGACAAGGTGAAGACAACCGGGAATGTATACAACAAGTATTATTCAGACTTAAAGGCTGCCGCCCTTGCATACGCAGAACAGGAGGTATAACAAATGAGTGACGTATCACATGGAGTAAACGCCAGTAAGACAAACAATGGCGCAATCACGCCCGTGTCCGTAGATACTGGCGTGCATTTTGTGGTTGGAACAGCACCCGTGCAGATGGTAAACGGAAAAGTAAATGAAGTCATTATGGCTTCAAGCTACAAAGAAGCAGTGCAGGCGTTGGGATATTCCGACGACTGGAAGAAATACAGTCTTTGTGAAGAGATTTACACAGCGTTTACATTGTTCAATTCTGCGCAGGTGTTCTTTGTAAATGTTCTTGACCCTAAGAAACACAAGAAAACAGTTGATGAAACACAGATAGACGTTGTAGACGGTCAGATTGTATTACCTGCGGAAGCAATCGCAGGCAGTGTGGAAATCACAGGAAAGACAGCTGGGGAAGATTACGAAGTATTTTACAGCGACACAAACTGCGTTGTGGAGTTCTTAAAAGAAACCACAGGCAAACTTACCGTGAAATATGACGCCGTGGACGCTTCACAGGTCACAAAAAGTGATATTATCGGCGGTTACAGCGTAAGCACACACAAGACAACCGGACTTGAACTGATTAACAATGTATTTCCGCTTTATACAAAGGTTCCAGACCTTATTTTGTGTCCGAATTGGTCACATGACGCAGAGGTTGCAGCTGTAATGTCTGCAAAGGCAGAGAATATCAACGGACTGTTTGAGGGTGAAGCAATTCTGGACATTGACTGCACGGCAGAAACCGGGGCGACATACTACACGGAAGTGCCAGCATGGAAGAAACAGAAAAACTTCACAAAAAGAACAGAAGTTGTCTGCTTCCCTAAAGTTGCGCTGGGAGATAGAGTTTTCAATCTTTCAACACAGCTTGCAGCCAGTATGTCAGCCGTAGACAATGCGGAAGAGTACGGCGGCGGCACACCTTGCGAAAGTGCTTCAAACAAGGGTATACAGGCAGACAGAATGGTTACTGCGGACGGTTCGGAAGTAGTCATGGATATTCAGCAGGCAAACTACTTGAACGAAAACGGCGTTGTGACTGCACTTAATTTCTTTAATGGCTTTGTAAGCTGGGGAAATTATACGGCTTGTTATCCTGCCAACACAGACGTGACGGACTATTTCTACTGTATCAACCGTATGTTCAAGTGGGTTGCAAAGACGCTTATTTTGACGTACTGGAACTACATTGACAGAGGAATTAAAAGACGTCTGATTGACGCAGTTGTGCAGTCAATCAATGATTGGCTGGCAAGCCTTGCAACTGATGAAAAAATCATTGGTGGACGTGTGGAGTTCAACGAAAGCGAAAACAGCACAAGCCAGCTTGCAGCAGGAATTGTGCGTTTTCACATTTATATGACGCCGCCATCACCAATGCAGAAAATGGACTTTGTGCTTGAATATGACTTGTCATATCTTGCAGCACTGGTGGCAGCATAACAGGAGGTGAAACAGAATGTCAAAAGTTGACGAATTAGTTATTAACTATGCGATTTACGAAGACGCCGTAGAGTATCTGGGAACCACAGAAGTGACACTGCCAGACTTGGAGTACATGACGGAAGAGTTGAGCGGCGCAGGCATTGCGGGAAATATCGAAGAAATCATTATTGGTCACTTAAATGCAATGTCAACAACTTTCAATTTCCGAACTGTCACAGCGGCAGCAGTCAAGCTGATGGAACCACGGGTACACAGAATTGACCTGCGAGTTGCACAGCAGAGAATGAACCTGCGCACAAGCGCAAACGAAGTGTCCGGCGTTAAGCACATTATGAAAGTAAAGCCGAAGAAGACAGCGCTTGGAAAAGTTGCGGCAGCTTCAACGGCTGATGTAAGCGGCGAATATGCCGTTTCATACTATGCAATGTACTTGGACGGTTCAAAGGTAACGGAAATTGACCCGTTAAACTTTGTGTGCATTATCAATGGCAAAGATTACTTAAAGGACGTCAGAAAAGCATTAGGCAAGTAAAAAAAGACAGCAGGAGCCAGCGGGAAGACCGCTGGTTTTTCCTGCCTAAAATCAAAGATATGGAGGAATAAACAATGTCAGATACAACAAATACAACTGAAAACATGGAGCAGGTAACAGAGCAGGAAAAGGAAATGCAGGAAGCACAGGCAAGCGGCGTGGTCAATTTTGACGACAAGAAGAAAGACAAGGAAGAAGACGGCAGTTTGAATTATACACACACATTCAAAAAGCCCAGAGAGATTGAGGGAAAGAAGTATACAAAATTAACTTTCTATTTTGACAATTTAACTGGTGAAGATATTGAAGCGGTAGAGCAGGAACTTGCAGACCAGAACAAATATGCACTTTCACCGGAAATTTCCTCTGCGTTCCAGTGTATTCTTGCGGCAAAAGCTGCGGGGGTTGCTTCTGATGAAATCAGACGTCTTCCGGTAGGCGATTACATGAAAATTAAGAACAAAGCAAGGGATTTTTTAATTGCTGCGGGCTACTAAAAATTAAAGAACCCGCAAAGTTCATAAGAAAGCAGATATACAAAATGTCAAGGGCTTCACATACGCCCGTCCCGTTCTGGCTGCAAATGCCTATACGCAGACTTTTTGCATGGATTGAAACCATAAATGAAGTGGAAAAAGAAGAAGCGGAAGAGCAGAAACAGAACAGCAATAATGCGTAGGGAGGTGAAACAGCTTGGCAGGGTCACAAAAGGAATTTGAACTGCTTTTTAAGCTGAAAGCGTCGCTGGGTGGCAATTTTAACAGCACATTCAAAAGCGCAATTAACACCAATAACCAGTTACGGGACAGCTTAAAAAATGTCAATTCCCTGCAATCAAAGATTGACGGCTACACAAAGCAGTCTGCCGCTATTGATAAGAACAAAGAACGGCTGGCGCAGCTTAACGCAGAGCATGACCGATTACAGCAGGAATTGCAGCAGACAGGCGAACCCACAGAAGCACTGCGGAAGAAGCTTGAAAAGAATGAAAACCAGATACAACAGACCACTGCCAAAATCGAAGAACAGGAAAAACAATTAAACAGTTATGCCGACGAACTGAAAGCAGCCGGAGTAAATACGGATAATCTGGAAGAGGCCAACGGAAGACTGCAAAAGTCTTATGAAAAGCTGCAAACTTCACAGCAGACGTTGCAAAAACTGAATGACAAGCAACAGCAGGTAGAACAGAGCATTTCAAAGACAAAAGGACAACTGCTGGGAACTATTGGCGCAATTAGTGCCGTAGCCGCCGCAGTGTATGCAGGACCCGTGCAGGCAGCACAGCAGTACGAAAAAGCAATAGCAAAGGTGGGAACCATTGCAGATACGCAGGAAGTCCCACTGGGCACATTGTCACAACAGATAATGGAACTGTCAAACAAGACAGGAATTGCAGCCAATGCCATTGCTGATGATGTGTACAACGCTATATCTGCCGGGCAGAAGACAGGTGACGCCGTAAACTTTGTTACAAACAGTACGAAGTTAGCAAAAGCCGGATTTGCGGAAAGTTCGCAAACGCTGGACGTATTAACAACCGTATTGAACGCATACGGCATGAGTGCGGACAAAGTAAGCACGGTATCAGATATGCTGGTACAGACGCAGAACAAAGGTAAAGTGACAGTAGGAGAACTGGCAAGCAGCATGGGTAAAATCATACCGACTGCAAACGCCAGCAATGTTTCACTGGAACAGTTATGCGCCGGATATGCAATAATGACCAGCAAAGGTATTGCAGCCGCAGAAACGACAACATACATGAACAGTATGTTAAATGAGTTGTCAAAGTCTGGAAGTACGACAGACAAGCTATTGCGGCAGAAGATGGGCGGCAGCTTTGCAGAATTGATGGCAAGCGGTAAATCACTTGGGGAAATTCTGGGAGGTATACAGGAAGAAGCCAGCAAGTCTGGTCTTGCCCTATCTGATATGTTCAGCAGTTCAGAAGCCGGAAAAGCGGCAATGTCGCTTCTGTCAAACGGAGTTGACGGCTTCAATTCAAGCGTACAAGACATGGTAAACAGCGTTGGGGCAACAGACAGCGCATTTGCCAAAATGGAAGACACCACAGAAGCCAAAATGGAAAAGGCAAAGAACAGTATAGCAAACTTGGGTATTGTTCTTGGTCAAAACTTACTGCCGATTGTCGGAAATCTGGCAGACAAAGTGGCAGTTGTGGTCACTAAAGTTTCAGAATTTGCAGCAGCAAACCCAAAATTAGTGCAAACAGCCATAAAGGTAGCAGCGGGGCTGGCAGCATTGAAAGTGGGAATGTTGACAACAAAGCTGGTTACATTATCAGCGCAAGACGGCATATTGTCACTGGCAAAAAAGCTGGTGGGACTGCGTGCCGGATTTATTGAAAACGCAGCAACAAGCGTAGGTTTTGCGGAAAAGCTGAAAACAGCCGGAAGCGGTATATTGTCATATTTTGGCAATGTAAAAGGCGCTATGGGCGGCGTAGGTTCTGCAATAGGTAATATATTCAGTGGCAACAGAGTTATTGGAGCAGTAACAGGCTTTATGGGCGGCGTGAAGCAGTCCATTGTCAGTGGCTTTTTAGGAATTGCAGGAAAAGCAAGCGGAGCATTGACAGGAGCCGGGACAAAAATGCTGGGACTTATGCTGAAACCATTTTCACTAATTGGCGGCAAGCTGGGTCCGATACTTGGAACGGTAGGCAGTGCGATTGCAAACAGCCCACTTGGAAAAGTAGGCGGCTTCATAACAAAGGGAATTACCGGAGCATTTAGCAAGGCAACAACACTGATTGCACCGCTGGGAAATGCGGTAAAAACGGTGCTGGGTCCTATTGGAAACCTTGCAAAAACAGCGCTGGGACCGCTTGGAGGTATTGCAGGAAAGATACTGCCAGTTGTGGGCGTTATCACAACAATTATTACAGTAATACAGCTTGTAAAGAACCATCTTGAAGAGATAAGGGGATTTATACAGCGGACTTTTGGTGATGAAGCACTGGCAGTCTTTGACAAGATTGTTTCAGTCATTACCAACATAGGCGACACCATAAAGAATGTGTTTTCTGATGGGAACATAGGTGCAGCCCGTGACAAGATACAAGAGTTGTTCGGAGATAAAGGCGCAGCAGTCTTTGACACGTTCGTAAATGTACTGGGAACAGTCAAGAACGCAGTTTCAGAGGTTGTGGGCTTTATAACCACATACGTTGTGCCAGTTGCAGAACAGGTATTGCAGGTAATTGTTACACAGGTAATACCGGGGATTGTTAGTTTTATTCAAGCGGCAGCCCCAACCATTATGCAGATTATACAAAGCATTGCTGATTTTATCGGTGCAATTATTCCAGTGATAGGAAGTTTCATTGCTGGTCTTATGCCGATTATTTCAGAAATAATCACATTCATTTCAACTTATGTTTTGCCGATTATTTCAGAATTATTCAGCTTTATTTGTAGCACGGTGCTTCCGGCAATTTCCGCAGCAATTCAAGCAATTTTGCCAGTGGTGACAAACGTATTGCAAACGCTTTTACCTGCGATACAAACAGCACTGACAACAATCTGGAACATAGTTTCACCAATAATTCAAGGAATTTTAGCAGCAATACAATTTGCAATGCCAACAATCCAGTCTATCGTACAAAGCGGAGTTCAAGCAATTTCCGGTGTAATTTCTGGAATTGCAACCGTACTGAATGGAATTATCACTTTCATAACTGGTGTATTTTCCGGGAACTGGCGGCAGGCTTGGGAGGGCATAAAGCAAATATTTTCTGGAATTTGGCAGGGTATCAAGTCAGTGTGTACGGGAGTTATCAACGGCATTATATCTGCGGTCAACACGGTTATACGTGGATTGAACAAAGTAAAAGTGCCAGACTGGGTGCCGGGCGTAGGTGGAAAGGGTATAAACATATCTGAAATACCTATGCTGGCGAAAGGTTCCAAAAATACACCAGACACGTTCATTGCTGGTGAAGCGGGACCAGAGTTAATCACGAACGCACCGGGGCGCACGGTGTTTACAGCAGACCAGACAAGAAACATTCTGGAT